GGTTTAAACTTTGGTTTTCACTTCCTAAACTAACTGGCGAAAAACCAATTTGAAAAAAATTCTATAATAAATAGATATTATGGAATCAATTTTAATTAAAAAGCCAAACTTACAAGAATCTTACACATTAGAACAAATAAATGAAATACTAAAGTGTGCAGATCCTATTACCGGACCAGAATACTTTTTAAGTAATTATTTTTATATACAGCATCCCGTAAAGGGAAGACTTAGATATAGTCCTTTTGAATATCAAAAAAGATTAGTAAATTCTTATCATAAGTATAGATTCAGCATTAGTCTGATGCCACGACAAACTGGCAAATCGACCACTGCTGCCGGATATCTGTTATGGTATGCTATGTTTGTACCAGATAGTACTATTCTGGTTGCAGCGCACAAATATACAGGATCACAAGAAATAATGCAACGTATAAGATATGGATATGAAAGTGTTCCAGATTTTATACGTGCAGGTGTAACTACATACAATAAAGGTAACATAGATTTCGATAATGGATCGCGTATTGTCAGCACAACTACAACAGATAATACAGGTCGTGGTATGGCTATATCACTATTGTACTTAGATGAGTTTGCATTCGTAAAACCACGAATGGCAAAAGAATTCTGGACATCTATCAGTCCAACTCTAGCAACTGGTGGTAAATGTATAATTACTAGTACACCGAACAGTGATGAAGATCAATTTGCTATTATTTGGAAACAAGCAAACAAATGTGTGGATGAATATGGCAATGAAACCGAGATAGGAATAAATGGTTTCAAGGCTTTCCGTAGTTACTGGCAAGAACATCCAGACCGTGATGAAAATTGGGAAAAACAACAACGGGCTCAGTTAGGTGAAGAACGTTTTCGTAGAGAAATGAACTGTGAATTTATTATCGAAGAAGAAACCCTAATAAATTCAATTACATTGCTTGAGTTAGGTGGTATAGATCCACTGACAAAGCAGGGACAAATTCGTTGGTATAAAAAACCAGAAGCAAACAAAACATATATAGTAGCCTTAGACCCAAGTTTGGGCACTGGTGGCGATCCAGCAGCTATTCAAGTTCTTGAATTACCATCAATGTATCAAGTTGCTGAATGGACTCACAATAAAACACCAATTCAACAACAAATAAAAATCTTATCTGAAATTACTAAAACATTAGTTGAAGTAACACAAACTTCAAATACTGTGTATTACAGTGTAGAAAATAATGCAATAGGTGAAGCAGCTTTACTGGCAATATCTGAAATCGGAGAAGAAAACATCAAAGGTGTGTTTCTAAGTGAACCGAAACGGGCGGGTACTACCCGTGCTTATAGAAAAGGATTTACAACTACTAATAAATCAAAAATTGCAGTATGTAGTAAATTGAAAAGTTTGATTGAAAATAAAAAAATGACTGTTGCTAGTAAAAACTTAATAAGTGAACTTAAAACGTTTGTTGCGTCTGGTGTTACCTTTCAGGCAAAAGCAGGCGAAACAGATGATTTAGTTATGGCTTTATTATTAGCAGTGAGAATGGCAACATTCCTGAGAGAATTTGATATGAATTTAGATGAACAATTAAAAGATAAATCAGATGATCTAGTATTGCCAATGCCATTTATTATTGCTTAGATGTGATAAATAAAACTATGGACGAATTAAATTTAGTAGCAAAAGAACTTTTTAACAAGATTAGAAATAGATTTTCAAATTTGATAATCAAAGATGAAAAGCTACAATCAACCCTTGATCCTGAAACTGCAAGATTTTACTATTTCGATTTTGAAAAGGATGGTAGATCATTAGGACATGTAAATATTTCTTTGATCAACAATTCTTTAAAAGTGTACTATGATAAAAACATAGATAAATTTTTGGATCCTACCGATAAAAAAGAATGGTTTGACTATTTAAAAAGTTTACGTCTTTTTGCTAAAAGTAATTATCCTACTATTGAAACTTTCGATGTCAGAGACATTGATAAAAGCGGCTTAAACATTAAAGATTTAGTACATATTAAAAGCACTGATACCACAAAAAACAAAAATGAAGTTAGTGAATCTAAACGTTATGGCACAAGTAAAAGTAGCTATGAAAATTTAGATGATGTTCGAATAATTACCAGACATAGCAAACCTATCATTGATGATACTGATCCAGCCGCAAGAAGTAGAAATATAAGCACTTTTTATATAGAAAATGCTGAAGGTGAGAGATATAAATTACCAGAGGGTACTACCTTAAATGGTGCTAGAGTCTTTGCAAGACATGTTAAAAATGGTGGTCATCTACATGATGATTTCGGTAAACATATTACTAAAATTGTTTCAGAAATGAAATCACTAAAGACGTTTGTGCGAAACATGCGTGGTAGAACATTTGAAGACGTTGAAACTAATCAAATGATTGAATCGGCTATAAACTACTATGGTAAATTACATCGTGATTTATTTACCATGCGTAGTCAACGAGGTTACGATCAATATAAAAATTTATGGACTCCAGAGTTAGATGAAACTGATGACAGTATAGATTTAAATGAATTAAAAGAGCGTTTTGTAAAAAGAATATTCGATGATAGATTAATGAGTGCATTACCTGTAGTCAAAAAAGCTTACGAAACTGATGTTGGTGGAATAGGTAAAGAATTTGAATCCTGGGCCAATAATATGATTGAGGACATGAGTACAGACGTTAATACTATTAGTCCTACTCCCAGAGACATGGATTCAAATAGTGAATTTGATTATGATGTTGAAAGCTCAAGTCTTACTAATTTGTTGGATAAAAATAATTTTGATTACAAACTTATTGATGGTATTTTTTACTTCACAAGTAAATCAGAAGTTGAGCGAGCAAAAGACATCATTGCCTCCCATGATCCAACAGAAAAATTTCCGCCTATGAAAGTTAGAAATTACGACTATGGTTCCTATGGTAGTAGTACATTTGATAGAGAACTACCAAATGGCAAAGGCGTAATGGAACAAGATATATCAAAACTTCTTCAGTTAGCCGGTTTAGCCAAATAAATTGATTTTCGATTATGTGATGCATATAATGTGCTTCATGCCTAAGAAAATTTACATCTTCCAAGAAAAAAGATAAATAATAATGTTACAGAGTTGCACAGGGCGACTTTGTATCTAGGCACATCATCATGGTTAAACATTAAGGAAAAACATCATGGCAACAACATTAGCACAAATTAGAGCAAAACTACAAGAACAAGAAAATACCAAACTTTCTGGTAGTTCAATGGGAGCAGACAACGGCTTATTCGCACATTGGAATATGCCAGAAAATACAATCACTCGCGTTAGATTTCTCCCAGACGCAAATCAAAAAAATCCATACTTTTGGCTAGAAAAACTAACAATTAAGCTACCTTTTATCGGTGTAAAGGGTCAAGCAGAAAGCAAGCTTGTTACTGTACAAGTTCCATGTATGGAAATGTGGAATGAATCCTGTCCAATTTTGACTGAAGTCAGAACTTGGTTCAAGGACAAGAGCATGGAAGAAATGGGTCGTAAGTACTGGAAAAAGAAGAGCTATCTGTTTCAAGGATTTGTTCGTGATAATCCCGTACAAGACGACAAGCAACCAGCGAATCCTATTCGTAGGTTCGTAATTAGCCCACAGATTTTCAATCTGGTAAAGAATGCATTGCTAGATCCAGAGTTGGAAAATATGCCAACTGATTATGAGCAAGGTCTTGATTTTAATATCAAGAAAACAAGCAAGGGTGGATATGCTGATTACAGCACCAGTTCATGGGCTCGTAAAGAAAGTGCATTGTCTCAAGCAGAATTGGCAGCAATTGAACAATATGGACTGTTTAATTTGGCAGACTTTTTGCCTAAGAAGCCAACTCCTGAAGAAGTTTCAATAATTAAAGAAATGTTCGAGGCTAGCGTAAATGGTGAACTGTACGATGCTGAACGTTGGGCATCATACTTTAAGCCACTTGGCTTTACTTCTGGAGGTAAAGTTAGTTATGGTGGCGATGATGAAGAAACTCCTTCACCAAAGAGAGCCGAAAACAATAGTTCTATATCTATGACATCGGCTACTAAAACAGCGTCTGTGAAATCACCAGTATCTACACCAGACGAAGATGATGATTCTCCGTTTGTACCAGAGGTAAAATCACAGCCATCTATAACAGTTAAGCCTGCACAACGTGCAGAAGATATTTTGGCTATGATTCGTAATCGTCAAAAAGCTTAATTAAAAAATAAAACAACCACACAAAGGGTATGTAACAGTACCCTTTTTTCGTATAAACTATTGTAATTAAAAGGAATATAGTATGGCTAAACCATTTGACGTAGCAAAATTTAGAAAATCAGTAACAAAATCAATTGAAGGAATTAGTGTTGGATTTAATGATCCAACTGATTGGATTAGTACGGGAAGTTATGCATTAAACTATCTTATTAGCGGTGATTTCAATCTTGGAATTCCCATGGGAAAAGTAACGGTATTCGCCGGTGAGAGTGGCAGTGGCAAAAGTTTTATATGCAGTGGTAATCTAGTGCGAAATGCACAGGAACGTGGAATCTATGTAATTTTGATCGATACAGAAAACGCACTAGATGAAACTTGGCTGAAAGCACTTGGGGTAGATACTAGTGAAGATAAGTTACTAAAGTTAAACATGGCCATGATTGATGATGTGGCCAAATTGATTAGTGAATTTGTCAAAGAATATAAAACAATGCCAGAAGATCAACGACCAAAGGTATTATTTGTACTTGACAGTATTGGTATGTTGTTGACTCCGACTGATGTTAATCAGTTTGAAAGTGGTGATCTTAAAGGTGATTTAGGTCGCAAGCCCAAAGCACTAACCGCACTTGTTCGTAACTGTGTTAATATGTTTGGTGATTTGAATATTGGATTAGTTGCCACAAATCATACATATGCAAGTCAGGACATGTTTGACCCAGATGATAAGATTTCGGGTGGCCAAGGATTTATATATGCAAGTAGTATCGTAGTTGCTATGAAGAAACTCAAACTCAAAGAGGATGAGGATGGCAATAAGATTACCGAAGTGCGCGGTATTCGTAGTGCATGTAAAATTATGAAAACACGTTATTCCAAGCCTTTTGAAAGTGTACAAGTAAAAATTCCATATGAAACCGGATTGAATCCATATAGTGGACTAGTTGATCTTTTTGAAGGCAAGGGTTTGTTGCAAAAAGATGGCAACAGCTTGAAATATGTTAATGATGATGGAGTAATCATTAAACAGTTTAGAAAAGCATGGGAACGTAACGAGGAAAATAGTTTAGATACAATTATGTCTGATATAAGTAATAAAAAAACAAAGGTATAATTGAACATGAACATTGAGACAGACGTATTAATAGAAACATATCAAACTCTAAAGCAATATATTCCATCAAAGGATAGACAAGAGGCCAGCGATACCTTAATGAGCTATCTGATTGATGCTCTATCTGATGAGCAACTTACAGAATTCAAAGCTACAGATTCATACACCAAACGTAGCTACGAAGAGTATGCTGGCGAAAGCGAAGTGGATGAGTTTGATGATTCAGATGATTACGAAAATTAATGTGGTATAGTCAAATAATACAAGACTTGGGTAAATTACCTGAGTTTATTTCATACTATGAAGATGAATTAGTTCAGGCAAAAATTGAGTGTTCTATTCGTGGCAAATTAGAACGTAATGTTGCTGATTTGCCAGGTATAACTGAACGACGATTTAATCAGCTTCAAGAAATCGAAGCAGTGCTGAATTATATGAATATTCAATTACGAAAAATCAGACGTAAACACTTTCAAAAATATTTAGAGTCATATCCGCGTGCTCTAAGTAGTAGAGATGCTGAAAAATACGTGGATG